ACATAATTTATCTGTTTTAGGATCTTCACCACAGCGAATTACAACATTTCTGTCGGCTAAAACGATCAAATCATTGTATGAGACTACATTTGTGTTCTGTTTTTCATCCATATCGATGAAATTACCATCGCAATGAACCAAACGAATTCGTTCACCACCTCTGGTATTATTTCGCTCGAACACATGACCAGCACTGCTGATCTCTACCCAGTTCTGAGGATATCTGATTTTTATCTGAGAGAGTAAGTTAGAAACAACTGACCCACCTCCGAACAATTTAACAGCCATTTAAGTCGTTAACATAGGGTGTCCTACGCAGTCTATGTAGGTTTGTAGTTCCAAAATACCAGTCTCCTTGACCTTTCTAGGGCCAGCATAACTGTATATTGGTGCAAGATCAGCACCTGATCCTGCAGCTGGAGTAGTAGATGTACCTGCATCTCTAACCTTTGGTTTAACAAAGCCTAGAACCTTAGCAGTAATCTTGGGTTCAACCAACCTACCCTGATCATCCACAGTATATGTTCCGATGACCTTCTCTTTGGCACCAGTTCCTATAGTAATAACAGGATTAACATAGTTAGTACCAACGTTAATTGTCTTGACATTATCAATAACAGGTATCAAGTCACCACAGTTAGCATATACTGCCTTGGCATTGCCAGGTACTATAAGTTCTGGACGCTTATCCTTGAAGTTCAATACAAATTCATGTCTTGATTTCGTCATAAGTGTCATACCGATCTCAAACTGTGCATTATATTTGGGATCAATCGTAGCAATCATAATATGACTGTCATCATAGTCGATGTCAACCACCTGTAATAGATCTGGAGTTGTTGGATCCTCAACACCATCAGCAGTCTTCTTCAACATTAAGATGTCACCATCTTTAACATGTTCTACTAGACCTGCCTTAGATACAAGAGCAATATACTGTTCTTTAGGACAATATGTATCAGCAGGATCAAATCCATATCCAATACCACCCTTCTGTACTGTAACAGAATCCACCTTACCATCTTTGATGTTAGGTTTCATTACTGCACCACCACCTTCAGGCTCATTACATGTAAATTGGGCACGAACTGTTGCCTCAGCATTCACTCGCTTACCCTTTTGTCTCATCCAGACACCAACTATAGCACCAATATCATCAATGATAGGCAGTGCTTTCACTGGGCTGGTTGCCTTGAGGTTATCCCAGACCATTTCTGGGAAGCATGGTTTCTTATTCAGTATACTATTATTACAGTTAACAGCACTACTTGCTATCTTACCAGAACTATCGTAAAAATTCAAGCTCTCGAACTTCTCTATTGGTCCTCTGGTGTCAAAGTTCTTAAGAGATAGACCACTAGCAAGACCAGCAGCAGAGTCTAGAGCAACTAATGCACCACTCTTGGTGTCAAATATTTGTTTGATGCCATCCTTTGCGAACGGTACGAAACCATTGATAGGATTACCATCACCAATAACTTCACCTGCAGCAGGTGGTTTGACTGGGTACTGATCCACTTGCTTCTGCTTGGCATCATTACCCTTTGCTTTAGGACCATGGCATGTTTCATATACAGATGCACCAATAGCACATGATAATGCACCATCACAGAAGAGATCTAAGATCTCACCAACCTTACTCAATATACCTTGTATCTTATCCTGAGCATTTTTGATAGCACCCGTGACTCCTTTCAGCATACTCAACGCACCGTCTATCATACCCATGATCTTACCCATGATGTCACCGATCATGTTCTCTATAAGACATAGTGCAGTGTCAAGTACATTCTCTAATAGATCCTTGAGCATATCACTGATGAAGTCACCCAACTCACCTGCCATTTGCTTAAAGAGACAGGAGACTAGACCACCAACATCCTTGAGTTGTGTCTTAACTGCATTATCCAGATCTGGATTAGGTATATTAATTTCATCGAGACCTTCACGTACTAACTTATTAGTCTCTTCCATGACAACACCCTTGATGTTGCCCAGTAAACCATTGAGTTTAGCTTGTACTCTATTCTTTGTACTGTCAATCTTCTTCTCAAGGTCAACAACAGCACCCGTTGCCTTATCAATGTAGTCACCAATAGCATTCTGTTCTATACCACGAGCAAACTTCATGAACTCTGCCATAGGTGCTTCAAGTTTGGTAGCAGTCTCACCACCACACTTACCATTACCTATCTGTACAGTTACACACTTCTTCTTTGCTGCAGCAACCTGTGCTTCAGTCTGTGGTTCAGCAGGACCACGTGGGTTCTTAGTACTTATCTCCCCTTCTTTCTCTGGTATTCCTTCGTTATTCTTTGGTGCTACTTCTTGTCCTGTCTCTTCATCGTCAGCTACTGTACTACCAGTACCACCAACACCACTACCTTCTCCACCATGCTTCCTCTTATCATAGGTAGGTGCACTTAACTTATCAAATCCTGTTGCTGTACCACCGACAGAACCATATCCACTTTGAGGATTTTCATCACCGATAGCACCTATAACAATAGGTACCTGTGCATTTGCACCATCCATGAAGAAGCCAACCACCCAAGAATTTATTTGTAGTTGATGTAGTGAACCAATACCCGATCTCTGTGGAGAATTGACAGGCATCAATACCATAGCCCATGGTAAATCTTCTGTTGGTAGTTCTGCTTTACTAGGACTATGGTAACCCACGATCCTAACCTTTACCTTATTAGTCCAGTCCCAATCAAAGTCTGTCCTACCAAATAATCCAAGTACTGTGGTTCGTTGTAATGTTGCAACAGCTGTATTAGCAAGATTACCTGCAAGATCAGATAGAAAATGACCACTACCATCGTTCTCAACCTGTCCTACGAACCAGTTGAAACCGTCTTTACCTATAAAATTAGAGTCGCCTTCCGTCATCCTGGACCTCCTGGACTGTCAGTAAACAATGTAACCTTGGTAGTCATCTTATCATCCTTTGATAAGAATTGCTTCTCAACCCTACCAATAACATAGAAACCACTGTTCTCATAATCAACATCTCTTGCCTTACCTTTGAATGTAAGTAACTCCACTACATCACCAGCAGTGAGTTCATTCGTACCAATATATTCTAATTCTACTTGCTTAGTATAAAATAATTTTTCCCTAAGAGATGCTTGTGACATCTGCCTTATGGATCCGTCAGTATATCTACCTTCTGTGAACAATGCAGTATCCATCACCTTAGACATTATACGAGTGTGTGCGTTATCCCTATCGAACTTACTATAGTACTCTGGTGGTTCAAAGTTCTTATTCATTAGAGGCACATCTTGATAATATTTAGTTATGTTAAAAGGATGTTCCACATAATTCATGTCCTTAACGTCCAGTGTCATCACCATACTATTAAATGAACCTATGTTTAAACCCTTCAACACATCAAAAGAACTTATGACTTCCATCTTCTTGACAGGAATGATATCCTTATCCTTCTCTGAATCCTCATTGTCCTTGGGAGTATGACCCACTACAAACTTCTTCACTGCTTTCTGACGAGAGAATGAATCAAATGATTGAAACTGATATCCTCTCTTATTCTGATAGAAGGCATACCCAGCTGATGCTGATAGTTTCTGACCACGCCATCCCCTACGTTTAGCAAGAGACTTAGAACATAACCACTTGATCATAGTAAATGGAGACCAGTAAGGAGATATGAATGAGAACTTATTCTCTGTCCTCTCAACCTTAATATCATATGTTGTACTCAATAGATCACCAAGTATCTCTTTCTCTACTATTTCATCGATCCTCTTACCACCACCTTTACCAAATCTCCTAGACACCTTAGTAGCAGCATTATTAACAAGGTCAAACGTACAAATACATAAGGTAGCCTTAGACTTACCATCCTTAGTTACTCTATCCTGTATGTCATATATTACTCCATGGATCTGATAAAAATTAGTTGTAGGTTCTTCAGTATCTTCCCAACCAATGAATACAGGTTCCATACCTTGTAGTGCAGATACTATACCAGTCTCACTATCTGTTACCTGTGCTTCAAGTCTTATAGACGCACTCCTAATATCCTCAACATACCTTAAGTAAAGTACTTGGTTGACTGTCATATACACATCATTATCTTTGCCTGGAACAGAGATAACAAAATGTCTTAGACTAAAATTTGACTTAGACTGTTCCATTAGAATTGAGACGTTATAGTATATTCGTCAAAGTATGGACTATACTTTATCTTAGGTATAGCCTCAT